TGTGGAAGTAGCTCCTTTCGCTAGATGGGGTGATCCCCCACTACCAACGGACGCCACTGATACTACCCAATTACCCGAAGAGTTAATACCAGAATTGGTAACTCAAGCCATTTCTAACATAGACTTTATAAAAGTGCTCAAAGGTGATAGTGCTTTTATAGCTAGCACAATAACGTCATCTGTTTTAGCTATAGGTACATCATTACACACAGTCTGCACAACCGAAACAACTACTACTAGTAAAATACTTAACTCCGTAGCTATTGTTTCATCTCTCACTACATTCTGTTTGGCACTTCATAAATTATTCGAGAAGAACTGTATCCCAAATTGTTTACCTCGATTATATCCCCAATTGCCAAGTCTAGCCCACACAATACTTAGCTCAGATACTAAAGCTAACTCAATGTCTTGGATATATCCAGCAATTTCTGCACTGATATCTATAATTATTGGAGCTTTAACAACATTCAACATCTGTGATATCAAGTCAGTAATTGAGAAAGGTAGATTACTTACAACAACAAAAACAGTTAGCACGACGGCTAATGACATAGCTAAGTTCGTGCTTGAAGACGTTGCTGGGCTTGACGTTACAGGTGACCAGAAAGCTTTTGATGAATTACATCAATGGGCTAAAAGGACATCTGAATTGTCAGTTATGCCAGTAGTCAATTTCATACAAAACCCTGAGCTTAACTTCGAAATACACAACGCAGTTAACACCACTCTTCCAATCATAACAAACAAATATAAAAGCAAAGACCTCAGTCACGCCGCACGTTCTGCTTATCAACTCATTCTTAATAATATTTCACAGCTTCAACTTAAGATTGAAGCCATGAAAATCATTACAGATGCATGCAAACGTGTGGAGACTATAGGTATTATGTTTGGAGGAAAGAAAGGCCTCGGTAAGTCAAGATTATGTACTTACATTGCTGAATATATTGGCAACATAATGGGATTTCCTAAGACGATATACAACCTAAACAAGTCTAAAGACACAGGCTTTTATGGTCCATATGGTGGAGCTGCATTTGCTGAGATTCAGGAGTTTATGGCTCTGAAGGAAAATGATCCTAACTTGAGTCAAATAAATCAAATTATCTCAGGAGACCATTTTAATTTAGAAGCTGCACATTTAGGAGGTAAACAACAACCTTTCCTCGGTCGTGTAGTGTTCTTAACAGCAAACGGGTTATGTCCCGATTTTCTGCGTGTGCTCGAAAAGGGTGCGGCAGAAGCAACATGGGACAGAATCTTAAGATTTGAGGTCATAGACGAAAAGGTTCAAGGTAGAACAGGGCTTAATTTACACCGTAAGCCAGATTTCTCTCATTTATCATTTAATTTCGTCACCAATACCGACGAGACCAATGGAGCCAATCTTAAGAAAAAGCCAGTGACGATAAATGAAGTACTTGGAATTATACTATATCAGACAGCTTTACGAGAATACCAGTTTTTGAACAGTTTTCCAACAGAGCTAGAAGTAAGCGCAGAGACTCAAAAAAGAAAGGAATTTCTTAAAGGAATAATCGATAGAAACAACACATCCAATTCAGGACAAGATTTTAATATTTTGAGAATAGAAGGCCCCCAATTTGTCGGAAAGACAAGGTTGGCTGACCAAGTCTCAATGTACATAGGAGGAATCTTGCCGGCCTGGAAAATAATAAAAGTCCAGAGCATTGAAAATGGAATAATATCTCCGAAACAACCGCTCACTAAGGGAATATATATAATAGACGACGTAATCGAGACTAATTACAGCTCCTACACGAAGTTCCTAAGGTGGATAAATGCAGGCCACCCCGACAATCTCTACATTATATGCACAAACCATACTTACCCACAGAAATGGAATAGGAACTTAATATTCCAGAAGACTACTCCTTATTGGGAGTTCGACACCAAAGAATGCTCAAGCGGTATAGCACGTCGATTAGGTTTAGACGGAGAAATAAAATGCTCAGATGGTTCATCTGTCCGAGCAAGTAGTAGAACAACACGCGTTTATGTAAGTAAACCAGGTTCCATTTCTCATCAAGGCAAAGAGACTACATTGTTAGAACTTAAAGAACTAGTCTTCAATAAATTCCAAGAGTATCTAAAGTGTAAGGAGATAGTTACAGTTCGTCACGAAAATTACACCGATACATTCTCTGACTTTGACTGTGTAGTTAAATTAGACTCTTATAATCACGTTTCTAAAGCTTTTTCAAGTTTATTCACAGTTACGCAAGCTCGACTAGGCTTGATAAAAGGCGTTTCACTTACATTTAAAAATCATCTTATTCCAGAGATAACAAGACACTTCAAAAGTGAAGAACAACTCTTACCAGGAATAGTTAATACTAAAGAGACCCTTTTACAACAAGCTGAAGCACTAAGTGTGATACTCAACCGAGCTATTCCAGGCATTTCAGCTAGATTTACCATCAGAGACACAGGAGATGACATCATATTAAAGGACAGAACTTTATACGTTGGCTTCAATTTAACCCCAGACGTACTTCAAATAAAACATAGCGCTACTGAACAAACGATTACATTTACATTTGGCCAAGAAACTAAAGAAATAACATATAAGGTTTATGCACTGTTCTTGAAAAACGGTGTTGTCCCCGATATCTTAAAAGACACACCTTCTGAGGTTATTTCTCGGTTAAATATGTACGTAGCGGACAACATAAAAGATTCTTTATTCTCCTATAGAACTTTATTAGCAGAGATAGAAATTGCCAAACAACAATTTGTCGAACAAAACATATTTGAGTTCATAAAACATCGACCAGTTTTCTCTTTGATAGCTGGTATAATAGCATTGACCACAACAGGTGCATTAATAGCTTTAATAGCGAAGATGTTTAAGAAGGAAGACAAAGTCACATCCAACAGCGCTCCTGACGAAGAACATTTCGATCCACGAGTTTCTATATTTGCCAAGAGAATGAAGACAGCAGCACTCAAAGGCGAAGCAGAAATTAAAACACTACGTGAAGAAATTGCAAAGTCAGGTGTTGAAAGGGAATTCAATCAATGGGAACATGAGTGGAGGTCTAACAGTACAACAGCTATTAATAATTACTTGCTTACTGCAATCGAGAAATCTGACAGCAAGAAGATAATAGAGCTTTTCCAACTCAATCCTCATGCTACTGTTGAAGCATTAATAAAACATAAGAGCAACATGCTGACTTTAAAAGACGAGAGACACCAAAGCACAGGCCCTTTAGAACAGCTAGCCGAAAGGCTTAGAAAGAGCTACGTGCAAATTGACTCTAGAATAGGTATGCTGTACGGTTTAATGATTAAAGGGAATTTAGGAGTCACAGTATCACACTGTGTAAGCGAACACACAAAAACTCTTACTATATCCTCCAACGGCATATTATATACAGCAAAAGTGTCTAAAATCACTAGAGCTAGGGACTTAATGACATTTGTCATACAAGACAAGACTTTCCCAGCTGCTCCCGACATAACATCTTTATTTCCCACATTTGCAGAAATGTGTGAATTAACATCTGGATGGTATATACGACCTACTACGAAACCTCTGATTGTTAACGCCCCACTGGAATACATTGACAGACACGGAGTCGCTTTAGAGGACAGCAATAACCCTTTCTTTCGTGTAGAAGGCAAAAGTTGGAAATACAGACTTACAGGCATAGCCAGCTGCAATAATACTTTCAAGTCTGGCGACTGTGGTTTTCCACTTATAGGCACTGTAAACAACAAGTTCTACATTATAGGGATACATAACGCATACTCTTTAGTAGCTAGTATGGGATGGTTTGCCAGTATATCCCAAGAAGATATCAGTGAAATAACATCAAATTCTGCTAGCATTGTTGAAACACGTGTTGCTAAGACAATAAAACATCCATACTTGAAGGAGAATATGGTTATAGACGATGCATTACACGAGTTAGTTATGTCAGAATACGAGAAGAGTGTATATGAAAATGTATCACCTCTCCATATTCATGGGTATAATAAGAAATTAACATTTCCAAGCTTTCCAAAACACAAAAAGACATACTGCGATGTCGCCGAAAAACATCTCACATGCAACACCATAGGTTCAGCTTTGAATGCAAACGACGTTAAAGATTTTTCAAAACTCTACCCTGACAGCAAAGGACATTACTACCCCTTGTTTACACAGGCAGTTAAATACGCACTATCAAAATCTACCGAAGAATGCTTTGATAAGTCTATAGATTCACATGTTAGTTCTTTTTTAAAAACCTATTACAAGCGGCACTACATTCAAAGCAAAATTCTTAAACCACATGAAATAATAAACGGACTTAACAACTTAAAACCCTTGGACATGACTACATCAGCAGGTCCAAAGATGAAAAAGTTCTTTGGTGTTAATACAAAGCGTCCCGAGGGTAATGAAGATATTCTCTTTATAAATACATCCAACACTCCTAAACCTTGGTATGTTATAAACACTAGCAGTAAACCCGGTGGTGTGTTACTCAGCGATTTTAATCACTATATGTCAATGATAAAGCAAGGCAGACCTATATGCGTTGTCGTAAAAGACAATGCTAAAGTGGAGTTGCTACCTAAAGAGAAAGTAGAAAAAGGCAAAGTAAGACTTTTTAACGAAATGGATCTTAGTATAAACATGGTGCTGAAAGCATATTTTGGTCCTTGTTTAGATAAGATTATGGAAAAACATGAAACAACCATGTTCACTATAGGTATGAATCCCTACAAAGACGCTACAGCTCACATGCTATACTTCGATAACATGGATGGTGAATTTATAAATGCAGATTTTGAAGCATTAGATAAAACAGTTACAGCTCATTTAACAAAAGACTTTGTCGACTGTTTCTTGCCACACGTACCACATGAGAGTAGAGATGCACTATACAAGACCCTTATTTATAGATTACATAGTATGAATGGTAACATATACTTTACAGACAATGGCAATGCTTCGGGAAGTTTTGTGACCACACTTCTTAATTGTCACGTAGTAGCG